TTAATAGACATCGGAGATATAGGATATGTTGAAGGATTATCAAAAATAATAGTGAAAAATTTAAACGCTTTAGATGAGACAGAGAGACCAGTTCATTGTACTGATAAAAAGAGAGAAACCATATATATAAAAGACCAAAATGAATGGGCAAAAGAAGATGATAATAAAAGCAAATTGCGGAAGGTAATACAAAAAGTAGCTGATAAAAATATAAGACTTCTTCCACAATTTAGAGAGAAATTTCCTGATTATGGGGATGCTTATTCAAAAACATCCGATAAATATAATAAAATGGTTATAGAAGCGATGACTGTTGAACCAGATAAAGATGAGAAAATAATTAGAAATATATCAAAAGCTACATTAATTTCTAATAAGAATCTTTAAGTTGTTAAATATATATTTTAAAAAACAACTTAAAGAGATTAATCACTTTTTATTACTACCAAAAATTTCCTCATGACATTCTAAAAAATCATTCGCTTTATTAACTACATATTCGTCATCGTTAAAATCTACTAATGTAGCGTAACATTCCTTTATGCTGTTAAAGTAGAATTTGTGCGCTGTTTTTCTTATACTATTAGTTCTATAGAAATATTGACAAATATCATAACCCATTAAATTATATAGATTATTTATAGTTGTTTTTAGTTTTGCGTTCTCTCTATTTAATTTGTCCACCTGATTATTCAATAGTTCTATGTCACTCATTATATATAATATAACATTATTTTTAAATATATTATATAATTAATTTATACTAGACAAATTCTCAATATAAGTTTTATGTTTTACACTTCTTAAATGTTCTGCTTTACCGGAACATCTAACTTCAGAACCACATTCACATATAAACATTTGTTTTTGTTTTTCTAATATTTTCTCCTTATTTTTTTGATACCAACTATCCTTATAATCTTTTATCTTATCTTTATTTTCTTCAGCATATTGTTTTGCTTTTTCTAAAATTTCGTGTCTATGAGTTTCATAATAATTTTGTGTTTGTTCTTTAATATGCTGTTTATTTTCTTCATTATATTTTTTCTTAAATTCTTTTATTTTTTCAGCATTTTTCTCTCTATATGCCTTTTGTTTTTCTTTTAATTTTTGTTGCTTTTCTTCTTCAGATGTAGTTTTTTCAGGTTCAATTATTCCACATAATTTATTTTGATAATTTATATGAACTTTACTCTGTAAATGTCTATGTTTATTTCCGAAAGTATATTGATTGCCACATTCACAATTAATAATTTCAGATCTTTGATTCTTAAGTTTTTCTTTATTAACTTCACGCCATTCTTTGTGTGCTTTTGCTGCTTCTTCTTTATGTGATGCTCTATATTCCTTTTTTTGTTCTGATAATTTTTCTTTATTTTTCTCTCTATATTCCTTTTGTTTTTCTGCGATTTCTTCTTTATGTTCTTCCGCATATTGTTTTTGGTATTCAAGTTTATGTTCTTTATTTTCCTCATAATGTTGTTTTGCTTTTTCTAAAATTTCTTCTTTATTTTCTTCATACCAGTCTTGCTTTTGAAAGGATATTTTTTCTTTATTACATTCTAAATATGCTTTAATATTATCTTTATTATTTTCTCTATATTTTTTTGATTTTTCCGAAATTTCTTCCTTATGTATAATTCTGTATATTTGTCCATATTCTTTTTTACTTCTATTTGGAATAGAAATATTTAATGTAGATGATAATTTTTCAATCCAATATCTTTCTCTTTCTTTAGCTTCAGTAATATTGTTACAAGGATAATTCTCAACAATAACCATATCCCAATTATCCCAACCTCCATTTTCCCGTATTATTTTATATATTTTATAATTATAAGATTTTGCCTTGTCATTAGTACAATTACTTTTATGTAATCTATATCTTTGGTAATAACATGTTGTATGACCTATATAAGTGTCCGTTATGTTTTGGTCTTTACATTGAATTTTGTAAATGACTGTTTTATTGTAGTCAGCTAATATATTAGACATTTTAATTTATATTAGTATATTGTCTTTAAGTTAAAATTTGTGGGATATATTTCAATTAATTTATTTTATATTAAAAATCTTCGTTTAATTCAAAAGCAATATCTGTATTAGATTTGTTTGTCAAAGCATAAGAGTCATTACGCCTCTCAAAGAAGTTGGTCTTACTCTCCAAACTGATTAGTTCCATGAAATCGAATGGGTTACTAACATTATAAATCTTTTTATAACCAAGTTGAACTACTAATCTGTCAGCAACAAATTTAATATATTGCGTCATTAAATCTGAATTCATTCCAATTAATTTACATGGCAACGCTTCACAAATAAATTCAGTTTCAATTTCAACTGCTTCTTTAATTATTTCATAAATACGAGATTTTTCAATTTTTTTATTGAGTTTAGAATACAATAAAACGGCAAATTCACAATGAAGAGCTTCATCTCTTGAAATTAATTCGTTGCTAAATGTCAGACCAGGCATTAATCCACGTTTCTTTAACCAATAAATACTACAAAACGCACCACTAAAGAAAATACCTTCTACACAAGCAAACGCAACCAATCTAGTAGCGAAACTACTTCTATTATCATGAATCCATTTTTGCGCCCAATCAGACTTCTTTTTAATACAAGGATAATTAGCAATAGCATTAAACAGCTTAGACTTCTCTTCTTTTTCCTTTATATAAGTTTCAATTAATAAACTATATGTCTCTGAATGCACATTTTCCATCATTATTTGAAATCCGTAAAACGCTCTTGCCTCAGCAAGTTGAACATCGTTCATAAAACGCATAGCCAAGTTTTCTAATACTATTCCATCACTAGCAGCAAAAAAAGCAAGAATTAATGACACAAAATGTTTTTCGTCAGCAGTTAAGGTTTCCCAATGATCCAAATCCTTAGTTAAATCGATTTCTTCTGCTCTCCAAAAACAGTCCATTTGTTTTTTATACATTTTCCATATATCATCGCATTTAATTGGAAACATAACGAAACGGTTATCGTCAGGCGCTAGTAATAACTCAGTTGTATTTTTTGACATCCTAAATAATATATACCAAAGATTTTAAATTATTTTAAAAATATTAAAATAAATGTTTATTTTAAGAATGGACCGAATAGTTCCTTATCAAGCAAAAATTGTTATGCCTATTAGAGAGACTGATGACAGATTTATTCAAATACAAGAATTGATTGATGCAAAAAGACAAATGTTAATTGATAAACAAAAAAAACTTAGATTAATTTCAAAGCAAAATAGATTTTTAGATGCCGTTAAAACTGACTATGAAAAATATTATAATTATATAGCGCAACAAAAAAAGGACCAAATTAGAGCTCTTGAAGTTTTAGACGAATATATAAAGGATTTAACTCTCTCTGGAAGTCTAACAAAACATAATATTGAAGACGCAAAAGAAGAACAATCAAAAATTTTAAAAGAGGTAGGTTCAATTAAGAAAAATTTAGATTCAATTATTGGGGATACTGAATATCTAATAAGTAGACAAAAATAAACGCATCGTAAAATTTTATATATCTTTTATATATATGGCAACAGAACCGCAGTTTTTAACTGAATTTACTAACGCAATGAATAAATTACAAGAAGTTAAACGCAATATACAAACTGGTGTTGAATTTAAAACGACATTTACTAATAATCTTAAAACTCAATTAGGGAATATTAGCAATCGTATGGGTATATTGGCTGGTTTAATCAGAGACCTTAAACAACGCTCAGATGGTTATGAGACCCAAATAAACGCTAATTCTAATTCAATTAACCAAAAACAAGCTGAAGTTGAACAATTAAAACAACAAATTCAAGATTTAAATTCACAGAAAGAAAATCTTACAAATCAATTAGCTAGTCAACAACAAACCTTACAAGCTAGCATTGACCAAAAAGAAGCGGAACTTAGAGATTTAAATACTCAGCTTAGTAAAATTAATGAACAAAAGGCAACACTTGAAAATCAACTCCAATCAGTCAACACTGAATTACAAAATAGAGGCGACCAACAAGCAACACACGCAACAGAAATCGACAGGCTTACAAAAGATTCTCAAAAACAATTAGCCGAACAACAAGAACGATTAAATGCTTCAATAAATGAGAAACAACAAAAAATAGAAGACTTAGAACGTCAACTTGGAGAGAAGGAACAAGCTGCTAATCGACAACAACAAGAACTTGATAGACAAAAAAATGATGCGCAAATATACATTACTGAATTAGGTAACCAAGTTAATGCATTAACACAGCAAAACGAGCAATTAAAAAATAATTTAATTTCAGCTACACAAGCTATTGCGGATGCGGCAGAGACATTAGAAAATATTACTAATAATGTCCCTAATGCTGAAACACAAAGGGAAGTAGATGAATTAATAAGACAAATCACACAACAAATAGAAGGGTCTATTGAAAATATTGGTCGAGCCGTTCAAGGACAACCATTGAGGGAAGAATCATTAAGAGGACAATCAACCAGACTTCCATCAAATACACAAATTAATTTAATGGATAATAGACAACAAACCATACAATTACAATTAAATGATTTAATCTCTCAATTAAACGCAAAATATAGACAATCTAGAAATAATAAATATTTAAATGCTTTAAATGCGATAAGCACTGCTGAAAATCCATCTGAAATACAAAATATTTTAAGACAAAATCAAGTTGAAATTAAAAATAACAGTGTTTTTGGTGGAAAAAATAGAAAAACTAAGAAAAATAAAAAACAAAAAGGAGGATTTACTTATAAAATTAGTTCAAAAAGAAAAAGCATAAAAACTAATTCTTCTAGTGTAGGACGTGGTTCTTACCGTAAATCATCTAAGTAACATTCCTTTTAATTGAGGTAAATATATACAGTCATTTGGCCATTTTCCATAAATTTCTCTATATTTTAATGACATTGGATTATATCGTTTCATTAAAATATTTTTTCTCTCTTTATATATTCTTTTCCAGGTGCGTTGAATTAAACGCAACCAATGAGTTTTTATAATAGAAATACAATGTTCTGAAGGTAAATAAATACATTCAGTAATTTCTAGTCTTACATCATTTCTATTATACCCTAATGTATTTATAATATAATCAAAATTAATTTCGTCAAATTTCATTAATGAGAATTTAAATCTTATTAAAGTCAAATAATGATTATTTATTTCTCCGTCAACATCTCCATGTATTAGTTTATTATATTTTACACATAATACAATATTATATTTTGTCAAACTAGGTTCTTCTGGTTCATATGTAATATCATATATATCCATTTCATCATCATCTTCTGTTGAAGAATAACTACTATCATCAGTTTCATACTCGTTATTATACATAAATAATTAATAGTAATTTATTATTTTAATAATAATTCAATTTTTTTTAAATATTATATATATAATGAACTTTAAATCAGCAATGTCAAAATTTTTAACCAGTAAACTAGTTTTAAATATAGTTTCTTTTTTAGCTTTATTTAACGTAGTTGGTTATGCTGTTATGGGAAATCTAAACTTTGTTTTATATTTTATTGTCTTTGCTATTTTAGTTAGATACTTTAGTAAAAATATGACAATTGTTTTAGGCGTTCCTTTAATTATTGTTAATTTAATGGCGTTAAAAGGAACTAGAGAGGGAATGGAAAATAATGACAATAAAAATTCTAAAAACAGTAATGCTGTAACTTCTCTCGACAAATCGTCTAATGGAACTTCAAATAAACCAGATTCTGTTTCTAGTCAAGGGTTAATAATGAGTTCAGTTGCTAATTCTACAGATGTTGAAACTGACAATACTACCGGTGAACAACAAGGTTTTGAACCTGGACGTAGAAAAAATCGCGCATATAATATTGATTATGCTACAACAATAGAAGACGCATATGATGAATTAAATAACATATTGGGAAGTGATGGTATACAAAAATTAACTAATGATACTCAAAATTTAATGAAACAACAAATGCAATTAGCCGGAACTATGAAAGATATGAGTAAACTTGTTGAAAATATTCAACCTATGGTTGGTCAATTACAACAAATGATGGGAAGCAATAATGATGATGGAAAAAATGGAAAAAATGGAATAAACGGTTTAATGAATTTAGCTAAAAATTTAACAAATCAAGCTAAACCAGCTAACTAAATTATTAAAGAGTGTATTATTATAATATAATAATATAATAATATAGTATGAAAAAATGTCCACCAGGAGTTATCTGTGTTGAAAACTATTCGATGTTTTTTATTGTTATCTGTATTTTAATTTTAATTTATATAATTTATACAACTATAATGAAACAAAATATTATTGTTAATAATTCTCCTTCAGAAAAAATAATCATCAAAGATACAACTAGAGAGAATACTGGATGGGGGTCGTGGATACCAAGTTGGCCTTATTCAAATTTAACTAATGACCCTTTATTGAACCCTTATAATCCACCTCTTCGAGATGAGAGATATTTTATTCCTTCTATGGGAGTTCCACCAGGAGCATTACCAATTAATATATCAACAAATGTCGGTGCGGTTAATACACAATATAGACAATTAGGAATAATGACGGCTACAAATTCAAACGGTAAAATTATACCTTTAATGGGTCGCCCATTATTTACAAATAGAGATAAATGGCAATATTATACAATAAGTGACCAAAATAACAGTGTAAAATTACCTGTTTCTCGCAATGGAAGAAGTTGTACGAATGAATATGGATGCGATAAATTATATACAGGAGATACAGTTTATATTGAAGGTCTAAATGAACCTTATAGAATAACAGAATATGATAATGATACTATTAAATATTTACCATTTATATAACTAAAAATGTTCTCCTGTAAAGAAAAATAACATATATAATATTAACAAATCTATGAATAAAATAAGAATAAATTTAATTGTTTTTCTTTTATAAAAATTATATAATTTATACTGTGGATGTGAAATATTCCACAGTTTTTCTAACCCTATTAATATTTCATAAATCAGAAAACCGGAAATAAATATTAGAGCTGTGCGAAATGCCGATAAAAACAATTTTGAGTGATTAATTTGTTTCATATTATATATTATCTATATTATAAACTTTTATGATATCTTGTTTTGTTTCTGTTAACTAATCTAAATCGCTTTGTTCTTTTAAACCTTGAACCTCCACTAGAAGCCATAACGTTTATTGTCTTATTTATTGTATCAAACCCATCTTGAGGCGTATCTTCATATTGTTCAGATGTAACATTTTGAGAGACTTTTTCTGCTACAGAGTCTGTAATATAATCAACGACATTTGTTAAAGATTCAATAAGTTCTTGTTTTGATGGAACATCTTCAGACACAAGTTCATTTGGTTCTTCAACAACTTCTGGTTCTTCTTCAATAAGAGTTGGTTTTTCAACAACTTCTGGTTCTTCTTCAATAAGAGTTGGTTCTTCAACAACTTCCGGTTCTTCTTCAATAAGAGCTGGTTCTTCAACAACTTCCGGTTCTTCTTCAATAAGAGCTGGTTCTTCAACAACTTCCGGTTCTTCAATAAGAGTTGGCTCTTCTTCAACAACTTCTGGTTCTTGCTTAATATGTGTATTCATAATAGGATTAATGTTTGATATAATATTTTCTTCTTTAGGAATATTATTTTCATTATTACCACCTTTATATTTATTATAGTTGAAGTTTTTTATAGTTTTTCTAGCTAAATTAAAATTCTTTTTATTTCTAAATGTTCTTCTTTTATTTGATATTTTCGGTTTTCTGACTCTTTTAATAGTTTGTTTTTTAATGTTGTATAATTTGGATATTTTACCTTTAGTTAATTTCATACTATATAATTAAAATAATATTTTTATTTATATACTTATATTAATGAGCAATCAAAATATAAATATATCAGCCACAAATATAGCAGGAAAATGTGACTTAAAATGTTCATATAATTTTAAATATTCAGAAAGTAACTCGACTGCTAAAAATAATGGTGAAATGATAAGTTTAACATATGATTCAACAAGCGTCCCTCCCGTAATTTATAATAATGAAAAATATACAGTAGGAAGTATTTCAATAGTATCACCATCAATTCATATATTTAATGGTTCAACTAAACCAGGTGAAATAATAATAACACATAATCCTGTTAAAGGTGGTAATACATTAGATGTATGTATTCCATTTACATCATCAAGTGAATCATCGAAAGCATCACAAATAATAACAGAAATAATCGGAATGGTATCAACAAATGCTCCAAGCGAAGGAGAGTCAACAAATCTAAATATATCAGGATTTAATCTTCAAAATATTATTCCAAAAAAACCGTTTTTTTCTTATACACAAGACACAACTGATTATATAGTTTTTGGTGATTTACAAGCAATTCCATTAAGCTCGTCAACCATTTCTACATTACAACAAATAATCAAACCTTTTTCAATTAATACTCCTGGTGGTCAGTTATTTTATAACTCAAAAGGACCAACTAGCGGTGTCCCAATAGGAGAAGGTATTTATATCTCTTGTCAACCTACAGGTTCGTCTCAAGAAGAAACACCAGTTGAATATGAAAAAAATCCATCAACTACAATTAATTTATCAAATATATTAGATAACAAAACATTTAAAATAATAATATCAATAATAATAGGGTGTTTATTATTCATAATAATATTTTATGGTATAAGCAAATTTTACAGTTATTTATCATCAGAACCAATCAAAATGAGTTTCCCAAAATTAAGTTAGATTAAATAATTATTATTTATTAAAAATTATTTAATTCAATGTCGATGCGTCATGTAAATTATCAAGCATTGGCTTATAAGACGCAGATGATAAAGACACACCTGAACGTACAATTGGCGCCATTTTAGCAACAACTTCTTGTTCTAAAGTGTAAGGAAATTGATTAAAAGCATTAAATTGCGACATTTTTTTTTGCTCACTAGGGGCGTATGATTGAAGCGGACCTAAACCAGTAGGACCAAAACCGTTAGAACGACGCATTAAATCAAAGGCTACTAAAGCAGCTACAATGGCTAAAATAGGATTAGAATATATAAATAAATATAATACAATAATAACGATAACAACTTTACCTACTAAATTATCTACAATTTTACCAATGATATTTGGTATATTAAATCCCATTATCAAATAAATAGACATTAATATGACTAAAATAAATTCACCCATATGTTCCTTTTTTAAAAGTTCTCTGAAACTATCCATATATCATATTTATAGATTTTATTTTTTCCACCTTTAAGAAAGGGTGAGTCAAATATTAGAGTGTCCATTTTTTACGTTTCCTAAAGTGAATTCTATGTTTTACAAATGTTGAAGTTTTACAAATGTTGAAAACAACATAAAAACAATATTCTAAATAATGTAAGGATGAATACCTATCTCGGACAAAAAGGATATACAATACCAAAAAATGAATTAACTGTTGCTCAACAAGTAAAAATAAGAGATGAATTAACTATAAAACCTTATACAATGGGCGCTCCTATGAATGATGCGAAAACATTTCCTGCTTACAGAGAATCCTCTAATAAATTTTATGTTCCACACTATTATGGATTAGACAAATTCGGACCTCCTAAAGACTACAAAATCAGTGAAGGAGATGATATTAACTTAGAATTTAATGGGCAACTTCGCGATTATCAAGAACCTGTTGTAAATAAATTTATTAAACATTGTTTGGATGTTAAATATGGTGGAGGATTATTAGAATTGTATTGTGCTTGGGGAAAAACCTCGGCATCTTTGAATATAATCACCCAATTAAAGAAAAAAACAATAGTAATAGTTCATAAAGAATTTTTAATGAATCAATGGATTGAGAGAATTCACCAATTTTTACCTTCTGCTAGAGTAGGTAAAATCCAAGGTCCAACTATTGATATTGACAATAAAGATATTGTTATAGCAATGCTTCAGAGTCTATCTATGAAAGATTACCCAGCATCAGTTTTTGAGAGTTTCGGTTTTACTATAATTGACGAAGTTCATCATATATCAAGTGAAGTATTCTCAAATGCACTTTTTAAATTGGTTACCAAGTATATGCTTGGATTATCAGCAACAATGAACAGAAAAGATGGAACAACTCCAGTATTTAAAATGTTTTTAGGCGATGTTATTTATAAGTCAAAGAGGGACAATGATAGAGCAGTAACTGTTCGCGCGATTGAATATTATGTAGACGATGATGACTTTAATGAAGTTAAAGTAGATTATAGAGGCAAACCGCAATATAGCACGATGATATCAAAATTATGCGAATACAATCGTAGAAGCGAGTTTATTTTGAAAGTTCTCTCAGATATGTTAAATGAAAATCCAAGTCAACAAGTAATGATTTTAGCACATAATAAAAATTTATTAAAATATTTACACGATGCTGTGTCTCACAGAAATATAGCAACAGTTGGTTATTATGTTGGTGGTATGAAAGAAGCAGCTTTAAAAGAAACTGAAACAAAACAAGTTGTTATAGCTACTTATGCTATGGCAGCAGAGGCCCTTGATATAAAAACGCTCACTACATTAATCATGGCAACTCCGAAAACAGATATAGAACAAAGTGTTGGTCGTATTCTTAGAGAGAAGCATAGTAGTCCTATTGTTGTAGATATAGTTGATAGTCATGATTTATTTAAAAATCAATGGAGAAAACGCAAAACATTTTATAAAAAAGAAAATTACAAAATCATTTATACAGTTAGCACTAATTATACAACAGATTTAACTAAATGGACTTTAGTTTATACTCCAAATACAAATAATTCGAGAGAATGTAAACCAAAAAAACAAAAAATTATAAAAAGTAATAGTTCATCAGAAAAAAGTATTACAAATGAATCGGATACAGAAGATGATAACGAAGAACCAGAACCACCTTCAAAAAGTAGTAAAATTTCAGATGATGTATGCTTTTTAAAAATTAAGTAAATATTTTTATATTATAGTTAATAAAAATATTTGTCGTAATATAAATTAAAAATTTCTTTAATGTCCTTTGCTAGGAAAACCAGAATTCGTATAATGGTCATATGAATCAACGCAATTTACACAGTTACTGAGTTGTGTAATAGGTGGTGGATTTGCTTCTGCTAAACGATTATATGGCAAATTAATACCAGCAACTTGATAGGTAGGTGTCATAGGCATATTATTTTGATATTGTGAATAGCCACCACGTTGTCTGCTATGTCTTCTGCTATGTCTACGAGAGCGTTTGCCAGCCATTTGTCTAGACAGTCTTCTTGACGCAGTTCTACTTCTTAGTCTTCTTTTAATACTTTTAATTTTTCGGCTACCTGCTTTCATTCTCTTATAATATTTAGTTATATTTTTTATTTTTCTTTTAAGTTTTTTAATCCCACCTCCGTTCATAGATATTTTTCCAGCAGCAGCGTCAATATTTGATTTGGCACCTGCTAAACCAGGAAGAGGACCTGGTGGTGTTCCTGGAATTTCATTACTACTAAAACTACCTGAATAAGAAGAACTAGTGCCGTTTACATAAGGACTCGTGTTATAAGGGTTAATATTTCCATAATCTAAATTAGAAGCGCCTGAACCTGACATATATATATTAAGAAGTTATTTTAATTGGAACCCACTTTTTAAATTTTTTATTATAATTACACACCATTTTATATTCCTTATTCAAATAAACGAATTTATCGACATTTGAATTTTCAAATTCTTCTTCATCATCACTCTCTTCTAAAGCATCCAAATCATTATTTTCTTTAATATTCCTAAATAAATTATTCATCATAATACTTGTTTTATAATCTGGAATACAAGCAAGACCTACATATTCATTACCGTTGACTGTATATAAATTATATATATCATTTTGAATGTTTGGCCGAATAATAAATATATTACTTTGTTTTATATTAGCAGGTTGTTCAACGCTTTTTGTTTTAACTTCTTTTACATGTTCTACAGGACTTTTATTAAATTCATCTATACTCAGTAGATAACTAACATTATTTTTATTATTTTTATATTGAATACAATATAAATTATAAGTGATTCTTGATGTATAATTATTAAATTCTTCATATGTTTTAGCAATTATAGGCAATCCAAATATAACAAAATAATTATTATACGCTACCTGTTTAATATCATTTTTAAGGAGATGACAAAATTTATTAAGTTTACTATTATAATTATTATATACACAATCTACACCTTTGTACGCATAAATATCTTCGATTGTAAAAAAAAGATTATCAAAATGATGAAATAAAGTTCCATACAATATAGTTCCATAAGATAATGAAGATGAAAAACAAGAGTTGACAATTTTAATATTTTGAATTTTATTTTTAAATTTATTATCTAGTTCAAGGATAAAGCAAGTAGGTTTCTCTCTAAAAATAGTAAACCATGCGAAACATTTTTTACCCTCTGGAATACCAACTATAAAATCATAATTTTCTTTAGAAACTTTCTTATGTATTATAGTTTCATAAGAAAGTTTTATATTAGGAAAATTTAACAATATATCGTCTTTGTCAATCTGACTTAGCATTTATATATATAAAATATTAGTCTTTAAATATTTTAATAATTTGAATAAGAATTCATACTAGATTCTAAAGAAGATATTGTATCTATATTAGTATTTGTATGAAGTTGTGATTTCAAAAAATTTTTTAATTCGCTTTTCATATTATTATCATTATTATCTTTATTAGGAAGCAAATCAATTAAAGTATAATTATTTTCTGTAGAAGAATCCCTTAAATTATTATTTTGGTGATTAATAATATTATATATAGATTCATATTTTTGCGCAGGAGTATTTACTAAATCTTTTAACTTTGGAACAGTAAGAGTAGATTTAAAGAAGATTATAAGATGGTGTACTAAAAATATTAAAATTATTGATACTATTGTAATTTGAATGGCCCAAATCAACATAATATATTATTATATTAGTTTAGAACAGATAAAAACTCAATTATCTCATTTTTAGTTAAAATATTATTAACATCGATGTCGTTTTTTGAATATAAATAAATATCATGTGGAATTACGATATTATTTTCAGTACAAAATTTAATAACAATTTCAAATGAAGAAATTTTATTCAACTTATAAACTTTTTTTGTAATAAAAAGTGATTCATGTTTATCGCCTTTTACACTAGTAATTGGTTTCTTATTAAAATATGAATAATCAACTATAAGTCCAAAATCTTTATAATAATTATTATATGTTTTAATATCTTTATCTATAACATCTAATTCATAACATTTTTTATCTTCAATATTATATATTCCTTCGTTTGTGTATAGTTCAATATAATTTTCAGAATGAATTAAATATTCTTTAAGTAGTTCTGAAATATCTTTTAAACATTCTAAATTAAGATTGGCAATAAATATTTTCATTTATTTTATATTGTATAAACTATTTAAACCTATTTGATTTAATATTATAAATAATGTCACAGCCACTTGATATTATAATAGTAGAGAGATTAGGTTCATTAAAACTGCTTTCAATTAAAGATTTTAAACTCGAAGAACTATATAAAAAATGTGGATTTAAGAAGTCTGAAGATTTTAATAAACAAACAGAATGGTCTGTTAAAATAAATGGAACTAAATATATGGTCCAAGTGTATGCGAAGGCAGATGGTAGAGCTAATTCTGAAAATAAATATGATTTTCCGCCACCAATTGACTCAAAGTTATTCTATGGTAGTTGTGCTTTAGTTGGTTATGTTAAAAATAACGATGGGACTAAAACATTGACTAATTTAACCATTCAATTATGGAATAAAATTTATGAAAAATTATTTGGAGGATTTGAAGATTTAGTAGCAACAGCTAAAGAAGATGAAGAAGAGGAAGATGAGTTAGCTAATGTTCCAAAAGAGAAGAAAACAAAGGATGGATATTTAAAGGATGGATTTGTAGTAGATAGTAGTGATACTGAAGATGATTTTCCTGAACTTTCTGATGATGAAGATGTGGATGACGCAGACAATGAAGAATCATCTGATGACGATGAAGAAAAACTTATTATGGATGACATAGGTTCAGAATTATCAGAAGAATCATATGATTATAACGATAATGATGTCGGGAAGTAATTCTATTTTTTTATATTACCTTTATTGTCAATTGGCATCACCTTAAAATTACCCGCAAAAATGTCTAAATTCATAGCAGCGTATAAATCTCTTTTTTCAAATTCTCTTTTCTCTAATTCTCTTTTTTTTTCTATTTCTAAATCAATTATATTATTTGAAGCATCTACGTAACTTTTACTAGTATCATTACCCATTTATATAAATTAAATAAAAAATATTAAAAGTATTAATATTAATATTTTATGGAACAAAAAAAAGAGAATGATATAGAAAATAACAAAAATGATGCTAAAGGAACGACTGATAAAGGAACGACTGATAAAGGAACGACTGATAAAGGAACGACTGATAAAGGAACGACTGATAAAGGAACGACTGATAAAGGAACGACTGACAATAAAGAAGTCGTGATGCCGCTCCCACCACCTTTTAAATATGAACACATTGAGAGTATGTTTTCAAATTACATAGATAATAATACAAATAATTCTAATATAATAGATATAATAGGAGTTTATATTAAAGGTCAAAAAATACTATATATAGAAGCAAAAACAACTTGTGAGCAGAGGTTAACATTTTTAATGATTCCGTCCATATTATTTACAGTAGCATGTAGTATATTAAATTTATTATTAAAAGATTATGTACATGGTAATATTATAACAAGTATTTTAAATGGATTTGTAGCGTTCATATTAGCCCTAATAAATTATCTAAAATTGGATGCTAGAGCTGAGGCACATAGAGGCAGCGCATATAAATATGACAAGTTGTTAACTTACATAGAATTTCAATCATTTAAACAATTATTTTTAGATGAGGCAAAATTAGAGATGACAAAAATAATTGAAATTATTGAAAATGATGTAAAAGAAATTAAAGAAACGAATCAATTTATATTACCAGAAGTAATAAGATATAATTTTCCTTCGCTATCTAATATAAATGTATTTAGTGAAGTTAAGAGAATAAATATAAACGAAACTATATTGAAGAATGATTTAACAAATATATATAATGAAATCAATACATTGGAAGAAGAATTAAAGATTAATAAAAATAATAATAATATAAAATGTCAATTAGAGATGAAAATTTTACAAAAGAATTATATTACAGATGAAATATTAAAATTACAAAATGAATATATATGTATAGATAAGCAATTTAAAGATGAATTAGAACATTATAGTAAACGAAATAATTATAGACCAAGGTTTTGCGACTGGTTTAAAGTTTAAATATAAAATAAAATTGATTTTGATTTAAATATAAAATTTATATGTAAATCAATAATATGTCGATGCGTAAGATTGAAAAACCTGATAAATTTAGAGCTAATATTAGAGCAAAGATTAATGAAAAACTGAACGATGAAAAATCCAGTTCTAATTTAGAAAAAGGTATATTTAATTATTCATTAAAAGAAGCAGAACAACGAAAAATTATTAAGAAATGGGACAATAAATTATTTATTCAAATTTATCTGAGTCATTTGAAAAGTATTTTAAACAATTTAAATGAAGAATGGATTCATGAAATTCGTAATGGGTCGATTCAAGCGCATAAATTGGCTTTTATGACTCATCAAGAATTAAATCATGACAAATGGAAAGAATTAATTGATGCGAAGTCTAAACGAGATAAGAATAAATTTGAGGCTAATTTAGCAGCAGCAACTGATACTTTTACATGTCGTAAGTGTAAAAATAATCAATGTACTTACTATCAAATGCAAACTAGGTCGGCAGATGAGCCAATGACAACTTTTGTAACGTGTATACCATGCGGAAATAGATGGAAGTGTTAATTATAAAATTTTACTTTAATAAATTTATTTTCTTCTACTTATTCTTTTTCTACTAGTTCTTCTAGTTCTTTTACTGGTTTTATTTTTTCTTCTACTAGTTTTTCTAACCCTTCTACTTCTTCTACCACCAAGTGGACCAGTTGTAGGTGCTGGAGTTACGGTAGGTGCTGAAGTAACGGTAGGTTCTGGAACTGCTGTAGGTGCTGGATAACGCTTAGCAAATTCTGCGTCTATATCCATTTGTTCCAGTTCCGACCCTGGTTCATCTGTCATAAACCCATACATTTCTCTTAGTACACCACGTGGCATACCCTTATCTGTCAAAACACCTTTAACAGCAAGTCTTCTTGCTGGATATACGTGATATTCTTTATAATTTTCTATGCTTGGTTTGTTTTTTTCCTCCATACTAGTATTTCCTTTAAACATATTCAACATTCCCGTACGATTTACCTTTCTTATATCCCAGTTATTTATAGGTAGATTATATGTTGTACTTGAAAACATATCTCGCATACTAATAACATTACTTACGTCCCATGTATCTAAACGTTGATTGAAAGCTTTAGCACTAGCAAACATACCATTCATATTAGTTACTTTACTTACATTCCATTTATTTAACGGTTGATTGAAAACAACCGCACCAATAAACATTTGAGACATATCAGTCACATTACTAACATTCCACTCATTTAATGGTTGATTGAAAGAAACCGCATCTTTAAACATTTGACCCATACGTTCTACATTACTTACATCCCAGTTATCTAATGGTTGATTAAAGTTTTTCGCACCATCAAACATGCCATTCATATATTTTACCTTACTTACATTCCAACTATTTAATGGTTGATTAAAAACGCGTGCTCCAGCAAACATAGCGCGCATATCAGTCACATTACTTACATTCCAACTATCTAATGGTTGATTAAAAGCACGTGCTCCCGAAAACATCATATCCATATCAGTAACATTACTTATATTCCACTTACTTATATTTTCATTAAAATCTGGTATATCTCCAAATAACATACTCATATCAGTAACTTGACTTACGTCCCATTCACCTATAGGTCCATGTTCATCTATTACAGATTGAGTATTATAATTAGTAACCAAATTACGTATATTTTCTTGCGTGATAGGCATATATATATATACAAAGTTTTTTCTAAATATGTTATAATTTTCTAAAAGTATTTTTACACTAACATTAGATAGAACATATATATCACTATTAGACATACTAAAAAATAACTACTTTTTTTAATAATAAATTTATATCTATTATAGACCATTTCTAATGGTTCATTCAAAATAAGTTTTTCATCATCTTTTAAAGTATAATTTCTAATAATTTCATCAGGAAATTCAGGAGCAATTTTACGGATAAATACCGCATATTTATTTCTCTCTAATTCATTTTCAATAAACTTTATATCCGTTTCATTTGCCTCTTTAAAAACATGAGGACTAGTGCTGCTACTTCTTCTATTCCAATCTGTTAAATGTGACGAAGCGTTTAGTATACGTTTAGAATTATCTTCTAGTTCTTTATAAAATTTAAATATAACAGCAAATAAAGATTCATTCGCAAGTCCGCCAGAGCATATTATCTGTGTAATTTTTGTTTGAGTTTTTACAAAGTGCATAATTTCTTTCAAATTTTCTTTCGTTATAATAAACCAAGGATCATTGGCTAACCATAATTCTTTTGGTAGTTTAGCTAAATTACCTCTTTTATGGAAATCCGGATTCCACCAAGCTTGTTTCCAAGAAAATATACTTTGATTATAATGTTGTAAAAATAAATATCTAAATCTTTTTGGAGGGATTATTGGACAACATGAATCGGTCAACATACAAAACCATCTATTTTGTTCATCATGATTAAAAGCAAAATTTAACAGAGATAAATAGGCAGGTATTACATGGTAATAACTTGTTTCTACAATACAATTTGGAGGTATTGTATGTTCCAAAATCCATTTAGATTTAATTTTTCTCAAATCTTCATAAAAAAAATAAATATTTATTATATCTTTATTAGGTTCTATCCATTCTTTCCAAATATGCTCTTTATTTAAAATATGGTCGTAATTTATAATAAAACACAAAGCAATCTTCATTTAATATTACTATAATAAAATTTTATACTAATATTAACACACTATTTATATTATTATTTTATTATCATTTAATAAAATAAAGTCATATTCATCATAATCATTTTCGGTATGTTTGGATTTAGAATTAAATGATAAACTATTAAAAAATGTATAAAAATAAATATAAATTTCTGTAAAAATATTCATAAAATTATATATTCTCTCAATATAATTATTTTGAGAACCAACTAAATCCGATATTTTTTTTTAGATTATTCATTGGCATGTAATCATAATATTCATTTAGTAGTTCATTATCCTCCTTATCAATTGTATTGTCGTGTGAAACAGAGGATTCTTTATATTCTATTTTAGTAATATTATTATTTTCAACATTTATAATCTGAGAAAATGACGACATAGATGTGCTTACATTTATTTTATTATTTTTATCAGTTTTTATTGAAAAACTAATATCATTTAACGTCTTATTTTGCGTGTCTAATAATGTGCTAATTTTATTTTCTAACTCATTTATCTTATTTTCTAATTTATTTATACAATTATCATTATTAACTTGTATTATACCAGAAATTTTGTCTTCTTGATCCTCCAGAAATTTAGTGATTTTATTTGAAGTTAAATAATTTAAATAAATATTTGTAATACCAACGAATGAAGATATTATTACAAATGTACCAAATAAAAATTGTATTTTTCCAAGTTTATCAAATACTATAGTTTTTTTTAACACATTAGTAATAGTTTCTGAAATTTTATCAGTCAAAATAGAATCAGACATTATAACTATTTATCATTATTTTTTTAATATGTTATTTTATTTGATTTTTAAAATTGAAAGTAAAAATCACGTTATTTTAACTTCAAATAACATAATGAAAACAGAAATTATCTTTATTCAAGGACTAAATAGAGAGATAATGTTCCATATAGGACAGAATAAATATGATAATTTTAACGTTATTGATTACGGACAACCAGATGACATATGGTTTCATGCTAACGAAGTTTCTTCTTGTCATATAGTTGCGAATATTCCTAATGGATTATCAAATAAAGAAAAAAATTACATAATAAAGGCAGGTGCGTTACTATGTAAAAAAAATACAAATAAATTAAAAAATTTGAATAACGTTGAAATAACATATACAAAAGTAAAATATATTGAGAAAACTCAGAATTCAGGATGTGTTAAAATTACAAATGAAAAAAAAATTAAAATATAAATATTTTATATGAAACTACGTTCTCAAAAAAGACCAATTGAAGATATAACTGAAGATGTAACTGAAGATGTAACTAATGTATTTGATAGAAAAGATATTAAGAGAAGAAAACCATCTTCTGAACCAATAATTGGTACACAAAAAGTTGAACCACTTCCACAGCGTTCTATTAATGAAGAAACCGATATTCCATTAAAAAAAGAAGACATATTAAGAATTATTTCTTCTCAAACACCTCTTAATAGAGCAGCTATATCTGACAGCTTTTCAAAAAGAAGTGTCGTTAGAAGACAAGAAGTTCCTACTATTTATTCAAGTTATTTTTTTAGAAAAGACATTATCACAGAATTTAGTAAAAATGTAAATAATTTAGTTCCTGTTGATAAATTAGCAAGTTTCCCGTTGACAACTTATCATTTATATAATAAAGACGATATACTTAATAATACTACTTATAGACCAGATATATTAGGAACCAGAATTATGGAAAAATCATCTGGATATTCTAGAGAATCAACTGCTAATATGAGGGCATTTATTAATTTTTTAAGTAAAAATATATGTACTGATATAGGTTCTAAATATACTATGAACGCAGTGAGAAGAGCTATTGATTTAACATCAAATGAAGCTGGATTTGATATTTTAGTAGCCTCCACAAGAATAATAGAAAATGTATCATTAAAACCAAAAGATAGATTATCTGGTATTGTTGCGTTTATAATTGTTGAACTTGGTGAGTGTAAAAAATATCCAGCAGCATATTCTATAAATTTAATATGTACCGATACCAAACCTAGAGACCCTCCTGTTGTAAAAGGAATAGGATCAGTTTTAATGGGGGCATTTTTATATACAATTTTATCACATCCAGAAAATAGAAATCCTATGAGACCAATTACATTTCCTCAAGGCGATGGATTTTTAAAGGTATCTAGCACACAATTGGCTGACGGAAGAATAATAGAAAATTGTTTTTTTAATTCAATAGAACCACTAATACCAGTTCAACAAATTGCGGTTCTGGAGTTAGCCTTAGCCTATACTAATACGGGTGGACTTTGCATGTATGAAAAATTTGGTTTTACATATGATCAGACTATGTTTTCAAATGTTTCAACAAGAATAGATTGTTTTGAGGATAGAGATAATCTACCTATGTTAATAGATTTCAATACTAAACCTGGTTATTCAGAATTAGATAATGACGCTAGGAAATTAAAGGTTGCTAGAATTACAGCTGGTATTGATAGGGGATTTGAAAAATCAATAATATGTAGTGTTCCAGGAGATAAACAAAAATTATTAGGACATCTTAAAACTATTATGTTATACATTGATAATACACCTGGCACAACACTAAATACTTATGATGGAACAGCAGCGTTACCAGAAATAATAGAGAAATTTAATACACTTCCACAACAACTTTCTTCAAGAAGAAGTACTTC